ATGATAGCCCGGCGGATGACTTCGGAGGTTGAAACAAAGTAGCCTTTGTTTTCTTCGGTGAGCCGTGCCTTGAGTATCTCCAGCGTGTCCGACGCTTCCGGCGTCATGATGTGGGTGACCTGTGTACTGCCCGTCGTAGGGTTGAGGCTTTGTCGGCTGGGTGGCATTGTGTCTCCTTGGTGTGGAGCCCCGCCCGGCTTGGCAGGGCTCCGAAAAATCTTTTAGCGCTTAGTTGGGGTAGCGCTTGGCGGTGGGCGCCACGGCGACCATCCGCGCCTCTTGCATCATGCGCGCGTAGTTTACCCAGTGCCCTTGGCGGTCAAACCAGCCCAGCCGGTTGGCGATGGCTTCGACGGTTTCGTCATAGGTCAGCACTTGGCCGTCGGCGCCGTATGCGACGGCTTCGACGGGGGCCTGGGCGGCAAGCTCAGCAAAGTAAGCGGCCTCGGATTCGTTGGCAGCAGCGGCTTTGATAGTGGCGCGGGCGGCTACTTCGACGGGGGTCATTGCGGTGATGGTCTTGGTCGTCATGGTGTCTGTCGCTTTCGTGTAGTCTCTTCTAACCACCCTGATTGTAACACAGTACTAATTGACGTGTCAAGTAGTTATGCGACCAATTTGATATGAGTTTTCAACGAGTTTTCATTCAATCAACAATTCCGGCATGGTTATGATTGTACTGTTCAATTCTATCTTCCATAGATTAATATCGGCGCTGGCTTTCATGCCGACATGGTTCGCCTTACCCTTCTCCCAAGTCGCATACTTCCGAAAGCCAAGCGCCGACCAAAAGAAATTACTTTCAAGGTCAGTGCGACACCGAAGCGTAAAGCCACGCAGTCCGAAGTGTTCGCAGAAGTTGCGAGCGACGTGGAGTAGTGCGCTTCCGTAGTCAAGACGTCGAGCGTCGTTGCGGACTGCAATTTGCTGAATCTTTGCATACGTCATTGCACCGTGTCCCGGAGTTATCAGAATATACCCAACGGGGTCGTTGTTCTTTTCGCATATCAGTACAACGAAGTTTCGTTCCCCCCCCCATACGTACTTGCGCCATATCGTGTCTTGAATGAAGCCGACCGCAAACGAGTTTTGTTTTTGCAGTGCATCTACAAAGGCGGCGTCAGATATTGACGACGTGCGAACAATGAGGTCGCCCTTGGTGTACAGCACACTCACCAGACCGGTTGCGCAGTTGTACTTACTAAGATTCACAGCGTCTCCCCCTGCTGCCGTCGTAGCTCGTAGCTGATGGCATCGCTCACCACCGTCATCGCCTGGTCGAGCGTCGTCACGTCGGTGCGTTGCTCAGTCTGCATAAAGCCGTCATAGACGACGACTTCGATGATGCTGGGTGAGACACGGTTGACCCAAATTTCGGTGTCGCCGACTTTGCGATAGCTGATACTACTTCGCTGAATCATGGTATACTCCCTGCTAATTGGCGATTTGCCAAGACTCAAAGACATATCCACCACGCCCCGACGATGCCTTGAGCAAGCATCGCCGGGGCGTGATGGTTTACTTATCTTCCATCATGTGCACGGCGGCGTCCCAGCCGTCTGCGAAGGACTCGGTCATCATCTTGTGATGCCAGCTCGCCATCTTCTGTTCGTACCATACCCAGCACCGCACGATGGTCACACTGGCTCCCATGACCATCGCCGTGATACACAGCCCGACAATGATAGTGCTCATATCACTTCGCCCCTGTGATGCGGAGTGTCGCTTTGCGGTGGCTCAGCTTGCGAGCATCGGTCAGTGTTTGAGCGGTGCCGATATCGCCGTCGGCTACGCACTGGGCAAGTAATTCATCAATCATCTTGGTGTCGTAGCTGTGCGACGTAGATGCCGGCGTAATCAGCGCAGTGCCGACGTGGTCGACCTTGAATGAGCCGCCAAGCGCTTCCACGAGGGTCTGTAGGTTACGCCGCAGGTCGTCGACTTGGGCTTCGTGCGCTTCGAGTTCCGACTTCATTTCGAAGTAGTCACGCAGTAACAACTCGGCAGCCTCTTTGTCAAAATGTGGATTAGTCATTGTGTTTCTCCTTTGGCATAATTGCGTTTGCCCAGCTGGCAACGATATGTGACACGGCGAAGCGGTGTGTGGCGAAGAGCTCCTCGAGCGACTCGGGATTCTCATCCGTCGCCACGTAGAACTCGGCGAAGGTTGCGCCGTGGGCGATGCTGGCACGGACTGCCCAGCGGTTGCCGCTGAGTTTGGTATAGACAAACTCAATCGTCACGCCGTCGCCAACAATGAAAAAGTCGGTGAAATAGGCGTGGTGCTGTGCTGACTGTGTCATTACTTTGTCCCTTTGCGGTGGCTGTCGAGGTACTTGGCGACGGCGAGTTCCAAGCGGTCAATCTGTGCCATCAGGCGCTTGACCTCGTCGTCCTTGCCTCGGCTTCGTGCACGCTCCATCATGTACGTCGCCATAGCGATGGACTTGGCCGCAGTCTCGAGCGGCGTGTCGAATTGGTTAATGTCGGGGTGGTCGCTGTGCATGGTTCTTCGCTTTCGTTGTATGTCTTCGGCGCCTCACAGTGAAGCGCCGCTCTGACCGTGTGGGAGGCTTACCAGCCGATGGGCATCATGATGGCTGGGACGTTGGCTTCGATGACTGGGGTGACGGTAAATGTCATGCGGTTGAATGAGTAGACTGCTTTGTACTGATTGCGATTTGCGCCGACCGTGTAGGTACCATCTTTGCGAAGACCGATGGTAACTTCGCTTGTACAGAGTGACTTGATGGCGGCGGCTTTACTCTTGGCTTCAACAATTCCCATGTCGATGCTTTGACCGAAGGCCTTCTTGGTGATTTGGAACTTCATGGTGTGTGTCGCTTTCTGTGCTACTGCTTCCTAACTGACCTTAGTTTACCACACTACTAATTGACGTGTCAAGTAGTTCTTAAACCAATTTGATACTAATTTGACACGAGTTTTTCTATGCTATAATGAAGTCAAGCCAACGTTCGCATCTTGCTTGTCGCTTTGTCAAGATTCGGAAACTAAGCTAAATACGTGCACCAAGCCCCGCTACGTTTTTTACGTCGTAGCGGGGCTTGGTGCGTTGGTGTGAAGGAGCATAACGTTTGAAGCGCGACACCCAAAACGTCACTCGTAGTATATCACGAAGCGGGCGGCGTTGGCCAATCGACCGCACCGCTCCAGCCCTGCGATTGCACCGCCTCCGGTGTGTCACGCAGGGCTTTGCGGTACGCCCGCCATTGTGCAACCTCATACGCCGCCAGCGGCACGTCGGGAAGCTGTGTCCAATCGCACAGTTGCAAACGACGGTTTCGCTCAGCACGGAGCGCCGCCATGGCTTCGTCGTAGGTATAGGGTGCGTCGATTACTTCGGAGTCCGCTGGTGGTTGCGGATATTCGACGCCGTAGTCATCGTAGTAGGCAATGCGAATTGCTTCGGGGTCGTAGATGCGATTGATAATCATGAGACGGCTCCTGTGAGTTGCGTGACGTGAATGAGCGGGGATTCGCTGGCGCTGTTTTCCGCCACGACTGATACGGTAGCATTTACCGACGGGACAACACGCAAATTTACGATGTCGCCCGTTGTGTAGTACCGCACGGCAAAAAATCCGTGTGCAGTTGTGCTGAGATACGACGCAGGTATCTGATTAAGAATGACTGAGTTTACTACCACGTTTGCATACATGGTAATCGTTGTAGCGACGTTGATGTATGCGCCGATAGCATAGTAGCCCGATGTGGGGATGGTAATATCCGTGCCCGACCATAAGAAGCCGTTGGTTCGCGTTGCGGACTCCCACGTGATAATTGTGCCGGCCGTCGTGATGGCTAATGTGTTGGTGCGGGTAAGCGTCAAGGCGGCGGCGGGTCGCTCTTGGCGGGCAAGGTCTTGCGTTGCCGCTCTCAGGTCAGCACTAGTTTGATATAAGTCCGACATTGACGCTCTCCGCTCCTAATGCGCTCATTGACAGCGCAACGCTTTGCACCTTCTGCGTGATGTTGCCTGCGCTGTATGCATAGACGGTCACGAGGTCGCCGAGGAAGTATTCGCGCCCGTAGCGGAGCGCGGCGTTCTGCAATACTTCGGTTTGCAACGTGACTCGACTGCGTGTAGCATTGCGCAGTGCAATGTCACCTAGCTGGGTATACTCTGCGGTGGTCTTTTGGTTGCGCGCGTCTATCCACGTTTCGCGCAGGTCAAGCCCAGTCGGGAGCGACGCCGGACGCGTGACAATAGCCCGTGCTGATCCTTCGCCTTGCCCTGCCACCACTGCCGCCGTCGTGTCGTTGATGCGGTTGGTACGCAGGGTGAGCTTGGCAATGGTGCCGGTCTCTACGGATAGAATAACGCTCGCACTGCGGTCGGTGCCGAGTTGCCCGGTGTACCACGTGAACGTCCACGTGGCCGGAGCCGTGTAGACTAAGGCAAAGTCACCGCCGGCGGTGAGCTGTACTTCTTGAAGGACACTGAGGAGATTTTGTCCACTACATGAGAGCGACGTCGTATTACCCAGTCCGCCCGACGTTGCCACCGCTGCGCCGGTGAGCACTCCGCTGAGCATGCGCCCATTGGCCGTCGTTGCCGATGCGCCGAGATTGTAGTTGTACAACGTCTTCATCACCGTCTCGGCGACGACTGCGCTGAACTGGCTACGATTGGCGACGCCACTCTTATACGCCACGATGCGGTCGCTGAGGATTGCATTGGTGCCCACGGCCTGCGCCGTGATGACCGTCGTCTGTCCGTAGCTTTGCACGATGCCCCGAATCGTTCCGGCGAATTCCCGTGTCGAGGCAATGCCTGCGTCGCTGTCTTGGCGATACACTTCGACGATGGCGCCGTAAACAATGTATTGCGCCGTTGATGACACGGCATTGACGTCGAATTGCGCAATGTCGACGCTGTTGACGGTGCGATTGACGGCGACGGTCAGGAAGTCGGTACAGATTGCCGACAGCGTACCACCTGCGGTATAGACGTAGATTGCGTACTGTGGTGCCATGCTATACCCGCTTTATGCTAACCGTACACGATGTCACACTTTGCCCGGTATTGGTTGACGCGGCAGTCAATGCTATAGCAGAGTACGAGCCAGGAGTCACCGCAATGTATGCGGAGTGCGTGTAGTTGACCAAGGCCGACGTTGCAAAATTCGCAGGGGACACGGCGAAATTACTGAGTAGATTGGTAATGGCTAATTTGCGCACGCCGGTAGTCAGCGCATTGAACTGAATTTGCACGGAGATAATGTAGTATCCCGACGCTAAAAACGTAATCGTTCCGCCGCTGGTGTCGAGTGAGATTGTGCCGTCAGCGGGGACGACGGACGATGTGTATGTGCCGATTTGATAATCGGTATTTGCGGCGGTAAGCGTCGCCGTTCCCCCGCCCATGGTAGCGTAGATTGAGCCAAGTAGTTGACGTTGCACCGCATAGGGATAATACGAAGAAATTGAGCTAATTGTCCCTGCGGACGTAGTGACGGTACCAAGAGTCACGATGTTGGTCGCGGTGATTGACGTCGTGATGGTGGAGAGTTGCCCAGCGGTGACCAAGGCGATACGCGTGGTAGCGGTGGTCACCGTCGTAGTAGCGGCGCCGTTCGCAGTGACGGTCTGTGACCCCGCGGCAGTGTTGGCGATGATAACGACGCTAAACGTGCCGGAGCCAAGCGTTGACGTTGATATCGTGACCGCGCCGTTGGATTCATAGAAATACCCACCGACGATTGCGGCGCCGTCTGCGATGGTCAGCGTGGTGGTGCCACTGCCGGACATTGCAAGGTATGAGCCAGTAAGCAGTACGCCGGTGCCAAGCCCTGCCCGCTCAAATGCGCTCATCCGAGTCGAGTCATACGTGGATGCGCCGTCGGTCGAAGCGACGCCCGTCGCCCATCCCAAAGATCTTTCTGAGCTTGCCATGATGCCTCCTATATCCCGACGAAGCGGGTGTAGTAGATGATGTTTACCGCCGCTGGTGACGATGATGACGTCGCCGCAATGGAGATAGAATTGACGCCCGTCACGATTGCCCACGTCGCCAGCGTTGACGATGCGGACACCGTGGATATCTGATTATTACCAAGGTCATCATAGACCGTCTTTTTTCCGTAGCGTAGGTCGTAGGTGTAGGTACGTCCGGCGGCGATTGACCCCGTGGTGGTGATGACTTGCCCCGTCGTATTGTTGGTAATGACTAAGCCCGTAATGGGACCAATCGCCGTAATCACGGGGTAAGTGAGCCACGTCCCGTCGTAGGCGTACACCGTGGTGGCGTTGATGTTCGCCGTGCCATAGGTACGCGGATAGATGACCGGGTAGGCTGTCGCAGTGCCGGCGATGCCCGCCGCTCCGATAATGCTATGCGGTTCTGCGTCGTACCACGTCGGGTCATCGGCACGAAGCTGAATAACGGTGCGTAGACTGTAGCCGATGCTTGCGTCGGTGTCGTAGCTCATACCGCCAAGGACTTTGACGTCAATCGTCCGTGTCCATGCCGTCGTGGTCACAGTGAGTCTTGCTGTGGTATTTGACGGCGAAAAGACACTCAGCAGGCGACCACGTGCGGCGTAGTACTCATCGACGGTCGTCGTGGCAACGAAGATGGGCAACTGTAAAACACGCGGGTCTAAACGAAAGTCAACGTCGCTGTCGCCGTGTTGCATCGGGCCGCGCTGCGTGATGCGGTGCATTGGTGCCAAGCCAAAGCCTTGGTCGCCTTGGTAGTTAAACGTGAAACCGGTGACGCTGTCGTAGCCGTTGAGGTCGAAGGTTACGCCGCCGACGGTGTAGGTAATATCAAAGCTCATGCCATACCTCCGGCAAGTAATTGCATCGCGCGCAAGTCCTGACTGATACTCGACTCTGATTGCGCCGTTTGATACGACGCCGACAAGTAATAGTTTTGTGTCGTCTGATTGACGGCGCCAACCGATGCACCGGTCGCACCGCTGATTGCGCCGGTGATGTCAGGGATACCGCGGATAATACCCGCCGCCATTCCTGCGCTCATCTGAAACCCAACCTGATCGGCAAAGAGTTTTGATGGCGACGCGATGCCCAGTGCTTTTTTTGCGGCGTTAAACGCAGCCATTGCGGCTTCCTTGGCGGCGTTGACAATAGCGTCGGCACCGTCGCTGATTCCCCTTGCGATTCCGTTGGCTATGGCTGAGCCAACCTTTGCCGCCTGCGTAGCAAGTGACGAAATCATCTCAATAATTTTTGCTATCGCATTGCTTGCAAAGGTGTTTATGGAGTTGTTAATTGTTGAGATAAAGGTGAGTATCGCATTTTTCACCGTGTCCCATGCGCCTAGGAAGTTACCTTTGAGTACATCACTAATCGCAAATAGCACACCAATCACGAGGTCTTGCAACGGCTGCATAATGGTCATCCATATGCGAATTGCTGTTTGTACATACGGCCAGACGACGGTAAAGACGTTATAGAAACCTTGAAACTGCACTTTCATTGTGTTGATGGCAAGCGCAACAACGCCGACCAAGATATCGGCGAGTAGCGTAAAAATCTTTGCGAGTCCGTCAAGTTGTCCCTGCGTTGACGGCGACGCCAGCTGAGTGACGATGGCGTTATACAGCGATGCAATGATTGGCGCGGCAGTGTTATAGAGGCTTTTAAGTGCCGTCGTGATTGGCGCAATGAACGTCATAAACGAATTGAAGCCCGCGCCGATTTTATCGATGCCGCCTTGCCAATTCGTGCCATAAATGAAGTTATACAAGGCGTCGGTAATGCCGCCTAAGAACCTCATCACGGCATCCCAGTTGACTCCATCAATCCACTTGATAAACACGTTGACTAAGTCTTGCACGGCAGGGACGGCGACTTCTTGGGCAAATTTACCAAAGCGCATAAGCACCGGCATGAGTGACTCGCCAAGGCTTTGTTGCACATTCTTAAATTGCTCTGCTAAGACAATCTGCTGTCCGGCAAAGGTATCAACGGCAGCAGCAGCGCTTCCTCCAAACTCTTTACCCAGCTCGTTCAAAATAATCTGCTGTGCGCCGGCGACGTCACCGGTTTCGACCATGGTTTTAATCATGGCTTTTTGGTCTTCGCTAAACGTCACGCCGACACGGCTCAATGCGGAAATGCCCGCGACGGGGTCATTGAGTGCCTTACCGACTTGCACCGCCGAGCTTTGTAAATCGGTGCCCATCGCTTGACTGATGTCGAGGATTGCCTGTGTCGCACCGGTGAATGACGTGCCTTTGATTTCGGTAAACGTGGCGAGGACGTTGGTTGCACCAAGGATGGCATCGTCGCTAAATATGGATTGACCGGCGCTTGCACTCATTTTCTGCGCCATGTCCGCAAATTGCTTGGCACTGAACCCCGCCGCCTTGCCCGTTGACTTGACGACGGCTTCGGTCTGTGCGATAACCGAGTTCCATTGCGATGCCTCAGCGATGGAGCCAGTAAGGAAGTCGCCGACTTTACTAAGGGCGGCGCCGGCAAGATTCGTGGCAGCAGTGCCAATCGCCATGAAGGCACCGGTGGCAATGCTTTGCAGGGCGTTGAATCCGCCACCCGCCGACGATGCTTTTTTGCCGACGCCTTCGACGGCGTTGCTGGCATCGTTGGCGACTTTGCTGACTTGGTCGTCACCGATAAATCGTATAACGACGGTTTCTTCGGCCATTACTTATGTTTCCTTTTGCTCACTTCGGACTCAATACCAATCATCTCAAGATGCTGTTGAATGATGTGCCACGGAGGAAGCTGGCTTGGCGGACAGTGGTAAATATCGCGACAACACACAAGCTCGATGTATTCTAGCGGCGCGGGGCTGTGTGTCCAAAGATGTGCCCGCACTGCTAGCATTAGTTTCCCGAGTCGGTGCCGCTGAGTTTCTTCGTTAAGGCTTCGGTAATGAGTTTGAGGTGACGTGCGGGCAAGTCCTCGACTTTGCGTCCGTCGTCCGTCACGACGCATTTTTCAAGGATTGGCAACATTGATTCGATGTCGCCACTGGGTCCGACTTTGGAAAGCGTCATCATGTCACGGATGGTCAATCGGTCTGCATCGATGGTGTACATAGGGAACATCTCCTATTATGGACATCGTAAAAAATGGCGTGGCGCACGGATGTCCGACGTGCGCCCAGCCCGATGATTAGGTGTTGGCGGTGTAAAGGATGCCGGGCGCCCGCACCGTGAAGCTGACCATAAGTGGGCCAGCGCTTGTGCTGTCGATAGGTGGGTAGTCGAAGGCGGTCACGTAGCCGACCGTTTTGGTTTCGTATTGGTCAGAGCCAGACGCAGCGCCACCGGGTAGCCACTTAACCTGCGTTGCGGTACGTCCTTCAAACAGCGCACGTACGTATTGGAAGGCTTCGGTGCTGGATTCGGTGTACAAAATATTAACCTTGACTTCCACGGGTTCGTACTTGCCGACCGTGGTCAATGCGAAGTTACCATCGAAGGTGTAGGCCTCGCCGGTGACGACGGTGGCGGTGGTGGTTTCGATGGACTGCGAAGAGCCGGAGATATCGACGTAGGCGGAAGAGACGTAGATGGAGACGGTCGCCGCCGCTCCCGTGTAGGCGTTGGTGGTTTGTGCCATGATGAGTCTCCTATTGGATGATTTCGGTGATGGTGAGTGTGGCGGTGACAGCGTCGTAGTACCTGCCTGATCCCTGTGGCCACTCAAGTACCGACGCCCGAAGCGATGCATTACTCAGTACCCACGTCGGCGCAATGAGTGTCCGCAGTGAATTGTGGTAGGCGGCGAGGTAGCCCTCGACGCTTCCAGCGATGTCTTTGAGCCCAAGCCCAAGCCCTGCCGCACGAAGGAGGGCGACGTCATGCACTGTCCACTCCGCTTGCATGACGTGACCTGAGCCACCAAGTGTCGTTGTGCGTGTCCGAGACGAAGCCAAGCCGATGGCGTTGACGATGCGAGTCGGGACGTCGGCGTCGTCCACTTGGTCTTTGAGCGTCGTACCACGCAGGACGTTCATCGAGTAGCCAGTGATTGACAGCGCCGCCACTGCGTCAACGATGGAGGTGAGTTGTGAGCCCATTTATATCCTCCGTCGATACGGCTTAAGCAGCGCTTCGATATCGCGCGACATCGCCGAGGTGACGATGGTACTACCGTCGGCACTGATGATGCTATTCCCAAGGTCAGGCGAGCCGTCCCGTTGGCGATACATCTGCGAAGCGAGGCGAAGCGTTGCTTGGACGATGTTTGCCGGTGGAGTCAATGAGTAGCCAAAGCGCCCCGTAATTAACACGCTGGCTTCGGGGCTTCCGGTGTACGTCCAAAAGTAGCCCGACGCTTGCTTAATGCGCACCGCATACGCCGGCGTAAAATTCAGGGGCATCGTCACGACTGCCGACGTTGGTACTGAGCTGCCGTCGCCGTTGGTAATGGAGGTAAGCGAGATAAGGTCGTAGTTTAGGTCAATGGTGTAATCGTCGATTAAGTCACCGTTGAAACCCATGCCCGATCCGATGCGGTCAATGATTGGCGTGTACTTGCGTGTCGTGTCGGCGCTGACTTCAAAGAGGCGGTTGGTGTAGCTTTCGATGGTGCTTTGCGCACGGTCGATACAGAGCGACAGCAGGGTGTCGTCAGTACTTGCCGTGACGCCCATGTAGCTTTTGAGCAATGCTGTCGTCGTGTATGCCACTTAGACCACCCGCTTTTTCTTCGGCGCTTCGACGACGTCAGGCTCCATAGCCACGGCGATGCCTGCGGTGATGAGGCGTTGCGCCCACTCCGGGCTCACGTCGATAATGTCGCCGGTTGACGCATAGAGCGGCGTGCGCTCATCTTCGTAGGTACCAGATAATCCCTCGAGAAGTTGAATTTGCATTGTGACATCCTTAGACCCCGACGCCGTGCGCACGACGTCGGGGCATAGTCGTTGTTAGGCTTGAATGATGTACGAGAAGGCTTCGCCTTGGTTGACGTCGCCGCCGGCCCGGAAGTAACAGAAGTACCCGATTTCGTCAGTAGCCATGTACAGCGAATCATTGCGCTTGATTTCGAGCTGACCATTCTCAACGAAGTTGTAATAATTCATGTTACCGAAGATGATGCTCTTGAGACCCGTGGTCATGGCTGGGGTATATTCCGACGTGAATACCGGGTAGCCATCGAGGTCGCGGAGGTTGCCGGTTTTTCCGCTGATGCTGTTGGTTAACAGCGGTTGGAACTGCGGATAGTTACCGGTCAACGCGCGAA